ACTTTACGGAAAAGGAAATCGATGACGATGCCCTTTTCGATGAGGAGTACGAAAACGCCTGCGAATTTGAATGGGAGTGCCAGACCGGACGGTAACCCAAAACCCACAATCCAAGACCAAAGCCCCGAAAGGGGCTGCGGCTCGTACAGCCGCTGTGTTGCCCCTGTCCGGCGTGGTTTTGTTTCCTCCAAGTGGTTTTCCCTTTCCCACAAATGCCCCACACAGGGCAACGTGGGGCTTGCTTTTTTGGTTGGTATCATACACAATTTTCTGCTTTCATCTTTGTGCAGAATATGCTGGAAATTTCGTTGACTTCCCCTTTGGTTTATGGTAATATACATCATGCCAAGAGGCAAAAACAACGAAAACAGGAGGAAAAAACAATGTGGACAGAAGGAACGATTCGGGTTGGAGCAAGCGTATTTCACTACTGGGTGAAACACTATGAGGAGCCTTCCATTTACGGCTACGAGGAAGGCAGAGCCTCCAAGATCACACTGCGGCGAAATGCTGAAACGGTTTTTAACTTCGACCGTGGCTTGGATGTACCGCCGACGGATGCGGAAACTGAAACCGCCCTTGCAATTCTGCTGAAGCAGTACAACTGATTTTTTCAAAACCGAATCCCACAAGCCGGAGCCGAAAGGCTCCGGCGGTCGTACCGGAAAAATTTCTATTGGTGTATCTTACACAAGAAAACGGCGAAATTTCTACGTTTTTTCTGTTTGTTTAGCCGCTTGCTATCCTTGCTTTTGTATGGTAACATGGTTACAATGGGAATGGAATCTCGATTACAAAACAGCCCCATGAGGGCATTAAAATAAATGATACAGACTTGCTTTTTGGCAGGTCTTTTTTGTTTGGAGGTGAGAACAATGGCAAAATTCAAACCGACCCGTTTTATGGCGGAGGATTCCAAGTATAACAAAAAGGCGGCAGACTATGCTGTCTCTTTTATTGAATGCCTCAGCCACACCAAAGGCACATGGGCAGGAAAAAGCTTTGAATTGCTGGATTGGCAGGAGCAGATTATCCGTGATTTATTTGGTATTCTGAAGCCGAACGGCTATCGTCAATTTAACACGGCATACATTGAAGTGCCGAAGAAAAACGGCAAATCAGAACTTGCTGCTGCCGTTGCATTACTCCTCACCTGTGGCGATGGTGAAGAACGTGCCGAGGTTTACGGCTGTGCTGCCGATCGACAACAGGCTGCAATTGTTTTTGATGTGGCTGCCGATATGGTGCGAATGTGTCCTGCCCTGAATAAGCGTGTCAAAATCCTGACTTCACAGAAAAGAATTGTGTATCTGCCGACCAACAGCTTTTATCAGGTTTTATCAGCCGAGGCATATTCGAAGCATGGTTTTAACATTCACGGAGTTGTCTTTGATGAATTGCATACCCAGCCAAACCGAAAATTGTTTGATGTCATGACCAAAGGCTCTGGTGACGCACGAATGCAGCCATTGTATTTTCTCATCACCACGGCAGGAACGGACACCAACAGCATCTGCTATGAGGTGCATTCCAAGGCAAAGGATATTCTGGAAGGCAGAAAGCACGACCCTACCTTCTACCCTGTCATTTATGGTGCAGAGCAATCTGATGATTGGACAGACCCGAAAGTCTGGAAGAAAGCAAATCCGAGCCTTGACAAGACCATCGGAATGGATAAGGTTGTGGCGGCTTGCAATTCTGCAAAGGAAACACCCGGAGAAGAAAACGCCTTCCGTCAGCTGCGACTGAATCAATGGGTAAAACAGGCTGTCCGCTGGATGCCGATGGATAAATGGGATGCGTGTAAATTCAGCGTCAATCCGTCAGAACTGGAAGGACGTGTCTGCTACGGCGGACTTGACCTATCCTCAACCACCGATATTACGGCTTTTGTTTTAGTGTTCCCACCTACCGATGAAGATGATAAATATTATATTCTCCCTTACTTCTGGCTGCCCGAGGAAACCCTCGATCTGCGAGTCCGCCGTGACCATGTGCCGTATGACGTGTGGGAACAGCAAGGATATATTATGACCACGGAGGGAAATGTTGTGCATTACGGCTTTATCGAGAGTTTCATTGAAGAACTTGGCAAGATTTACAACATCCGTGAGATCGCATTTGACCGTTGGGGTGCGGTGCAGATGTCGCAGAACCTTGAGGGATTGGGTTTTACAATGGTGCAATTCGGGCAAGGATACAAAGATATGTCACCGCCTACAAAGGAACTAATGAAACTGACCCTTGAACAGAAACTCGTCCATAACGGACACCCTGTTTTAAGGTGGATGATGGACAATATCTTCATTCGCCGTGACCCTGCCGGAAACATCAAGCCGGACAAAGAAAAATCCACAGAGAAGATTGACGGAGCTGTTGCCATGATTATGGCTCTTGACCGTGCAATCCGCTGTGGATGCGTTTCTGATGATTCTATTTATGATTCGAGGGAGATGCTGATTTTATAGTTGATGTCAGTTCGGTAAAATGGAATTTACTGCAATACCCAATCTTCTCTTTTTAGAATGGTTACCTCATTTTCTTCCGTTGTACCGAATGCCGTCTCATAGGTATCAAATGCATAGTGTTTGAAACCACTTTTTTCCTGAACTCTATGAGATTGCTCATTCCACAAGAAGTGACCACAGAAGATTACATCAAGATTAGCGTTCTCAAAGAGAAAACGAATTACTTCTTTCAACGCTTCCGGCATCAAACCTTGTCCCCAATATTCTTTGCTCAGAACATAGCCTATCTCACGGCATTTCTTATTTTCAAATTCCGGGAAGTGAGTTTCATTGTATTTTTCGATCCCAACAGAACCTATTACTTTGCCCTGATATTCGAGTGCAAATGTTTTCTTATGGCTAATGAACATATCAAGAATAATCTTAGATTCTTCCTTGCTTTCATGAGGCTTCCAACCCGCCATTTGTCCGACTCCATCTACTGAAGCGTAGGAATAAAAGTCATCAAGATCGGATTGCCGCCACGGGCGAATCAACAAACGCTCTGTTTTTAGGGTAACATTACTTATATCTATTTCAGGATTCATAGTATTTTGCTCCTCTAAATTCTGATTTGTAAGGCTGATGCCCTACATACTGTTAAGCATATTATACCACACCCATATACGAAAAGTCAAGAAAGGAGCGTGATTTCATGGGAATTTTCAGCGGACTTTTCAAGTCCAGAGATAAGCCGAAAAACAGTTATGATTCACCATCTTACACCTACTTTTTCGGACGAGCCCACAGCGGCAAACGAGTAGATGACCGCAGTGCCATGCAGCATACCGTGGTGTATGCCTGCGTGAGAGTGCTTTCAGAAGCCATTGCACAACTGCCCCTGCATGTTTACCAATACACCAATAACGGAAAAGAGCGAGTGCCACAGCACCCGCTTTACTTTTTGCTCCACGACCAGCCAAATCCCGAAATGACTTCATTTGTTTTCAGGGAGACCTTAATGTCCCACTTACTGATTTACGGTAATGCCTATGCACAGATCATCCGAAACGGCAGAGGTGATGTTTTGGGACTGTATCCGCTGATGCCGGATAAGGTCAGAGTAGACCGTGATCAGCGAAACCATCTGGTCTACATCTACAGCCGCTACGATGAAGCCAATCCAAACCTGAAACAGCAGGGCGATATTGTCCTGCAGGCAGAAGATGTGTTGCACATTCCCGGACTTGGGTATGACGGCTTGGTGGGATATTCTCCCATTGCTCTTGCGAAGAATGCAATCGGTATTTCCCTCGCCTGTGAAGACTATGGTTCTACCTTTTTCGCCAACGGTGCCAGTCCATCCGGTGTATTGGAACATCCGGGTGTCATTAAAAATCCAGAGCGTGTACGAGATGCCTGGCAGCGTGCCTATGGCGGTTCTAACTCGCATCATACCGCAATTTTGGAAGAGGGCATGAAATACACGCCTATTTCCATCCCCAATAATGAAGCACAGTTTCTCGAAACCAGAAAGTTTCAGGTAGAGGAAATTGCACGGCTGTATCGAGTGCCGCTCCATATGATCGGTGACTTAGACCATGCAACATTCAGTAACGTGGAACATCTGTCATTGGATTTCGTGAAGTACAGTCTTGACCCATGGATTGTTCGTTGGGAACAGGGACTACAAAAGGCATTGCTTTCCGATTCGGAGAAAGGCAAGTATTTCATCAAATTTAATGTTGAGGGGCTCTTGCGTGGTGATTACGCATCGAGAATGCAAGGATATGCTACCGCACGACAAAATGGCTGGATGTCTGCTAACGATATTCGTGAACTGGAAGATATGAATATGATTCCTGCCGAAGAAGGCGGAAATCTCTATCTTGTAAATGGTTCATTTACAAAGCTTGCTGATGCAGGTGCATTTGCAAAGAAAAATGAAAAGGAGGAAACGACCCATGAAGAATAATCGTTTTTGGAACTGGGTATGCAATGAAGAAACCGGTGCATCGGAGATGTATTTGTACGGTGCCATTGCGGAGAGTACCTGGTTTGAAGATGTGCGCTCGGATAGGGTGTAAGTAAATGTGAAATTGGTAACACACAGAATAGGTAATTCTGTAAGCGACCCAACTAAC